TGACTGGGTTTCTTGATGTGATAAGGCATCGTTCTCTAGTTTTTTTACTTTTCTAGCATAAGAAAGATCCGCTGCTGAATATAGAAATGGATTTTTCTTTGCTCTTTTAAGGATAAGTTTGGCTGCTTTTTTGTCTTTCATATAGGTATTTAGCACATAAAAAAGGGGGTAGACCCCCCTCGCTATATCATACAGCGTAAACTTCTTAGGTAAAGATTTCCTTACAAATGCGTTTACATATATGTTGATCGTCATCACAATCAATCAGACACTCGTAGTATTCCTCGATTATATCGTTGCTTGGTTCATATTTTGAACTCGCCAACTGATTAAATGAAATTAAATTGTGCATTACTTGACCTTAGATGACTATTTTTTATACCCATGATATAGAGGGGTTTTAGTGCATTGTTTTCTCCGCAATGACATAACTATTTACAAAAAAATTTATACCTATTACTGTTTTTCTTAACAAAAAGAAATGCCTAGTGTTGCTCTTGAAGTTTCTCTACAACTGACTTTGCTTGTATGGGTGCAACATCATTTAAACCTGTGGCATCAAACCAAGGTGCCTCTTCCCAATCGAATCCCTCACCGAATGTGTTATCAGGTGCTACCACATACCAATGGCACTTAGCATCAGGTATATCTACAGCACAAACTGCCCAATCATCTGCCCACTGTGGCACTTGGACATACATCACAGGAAGATGATTTGCGAATAGTGAAAGTATAAAAGAAAATATTATCATGATTTATTTAGTCATAAAAAAAGAGACCCGTGAAGGGTCTCTTGTGAAAATATGTAATAAGAATTACATAAGGTTTGCAACTGTAACTCTTCTGTAGTAACGGTTACTGTTAACTGAAAGACGACCAAGACCTTGTGCTGTGCCTTCTGCGAATGGGTTAGCAACCATACCATATCTGGTTTTGAAACCAATTTTTGGCTGGAATGTGTCTTGTCCAACAGCTCTTACCATTTGTAGAGGTACATATGGGCAGTAGAATAATCCTGCATCATATGGTGAAGTACCTTTGTAACCTACAACGAAATACTGTTCAGCAGCTGGTACGTTGTTAGCAAATGGGTCAATGTAGACTCTATACTTACCTGAAAGAACACCAGCAAATGTATTACCTGTGTCATCAACGTTAAGATTAGCATTAAGTGCTGGAGTGTAGTCAAGTACACCTGCCATTGTTAATGCAGAAGCAACGTCAGCAGAGCAAAGGATCATGTTACCCTTCCCGCGTCTTGTTTCTTGCGCAATCGCATTTGCTTCTCTTTCCATCTGGAAAATAAGTCCTTTGAACTTCTCAACTGACCATCTTCCGTTTGAGTCAACGTCTAAGTCGAATCTACCTGTAGTAGCAGTGTTTGCTTGTGCACCGGGTTTTGCAACCTTATAGATTGATCTGATAACTTCTCTGTTGATTTCAGCAAGTATCTCTGTTGAAAGGATATTTGCTAATTCTGCTTCAGCGTTCAATCCGTGGATTGCCTTAAGGTCTTGAGCAAGTTCTAAACTGTACTCTGCCTTTAGTGCTCTGGTTTTAGCAGTAACGGTAACTTTCTCGATTGAGAATGCCATCTCGTTGAATGCATTACCAGTTGTACCTAGTGCTTCAGAATCCTCTGTATCCATACCACGACCAACTGGGTATGTTGCAGCATTTGTATCTGGTGTACCAGATGTTGGGTTAAGTGCTGAAGGATTCGCTGCCTGAGTACCACCTGTTGTACCAAAACCAACTGTTGCGTTAGTTGTAGCACCTTCATTCTGTGTGTAACCAGCAGAGATGTTGTTTCCTCCATCTGGATGCTGTGCAGAGAATGCTGTGTCTGGCTCGTTGAATAATGCCTCAGTTCCACTCTGATTAGTGAATCTGGATCTCATTGCGAAAATAAGTCCTGTTGGGCCGCTCATTGGTTGTACACCAGCTAGGTCATATGCGACCAAGTTTGGCATTGAACGTCTGATTAGACTTATTAATACTGGGTCGAAACCTGCTACAGGGCCTGCAGGGGTTGCGCCAGCAGAGAAACCAGCAGTTGCACCAGATGAACCGGTTGTTACTGTAGGTTGCTCGGATAAAAATTCACGCTCTTCGCGTATTGATTGTTCTTGGTTCTCTAGTAGAACTGCAGTTACCATTCTACGATGATTGTCTTTGATTGGATCAAGACCTTCATAGTCTAGAAGTGGTGCCCACTTTTCTGCAAGAGCTGCCTGATTGATAGGGGCTTGCATTTAAAATTTACCTCGTTAGTTTGAATTTATGATAAAAAAATCACTTTTTAGACACACGGCTCATTGTCTGAAGATATGCTTCCATTGTACTGGATATATCCTGATATGTTGGAGTGCTTGTTTCCTCAGATAAATTCTCCGACTTGTCTCTTTGAGCTCCAGCGTTACTTGGGAAATATGATTCCTTCAAAGTAACTAGTTTCTCACGATAGTCTGCTTCACTTTCAAACTCAACATTCTCTACGAGGGTTGCAAGTTTTTCCTTCTGAGTTGATGCTAATCCTTCGGTTACTTCACCAAAGACTACATCTGCAGAGGACTCGGCTAATCTCCTGTTTAGAGCAACATTCTTTTCGATTTGCTCGTTGAGTTTACCTTCCATTTCATCAAGTTTATCTACCATGCTCTCGATGACATCATATTTGTCTTCAGGTATAGTTACATAATGTTCTTCAAATAGACTCTTCATTCCAGTTAAGAATGAATCAGTCATCTCAGTCTTGAGACCAGATTCAACAGCAATTTGATTGTCTGTTAACCATTCGTCTGCCACATACTCTAGGTATGAGTCAACTCTTTCCTCAAGTTCTGACTTTATAGATGCAACTTCTTCTACGAGTTGCTCTTCGTATTCGGCCTTAACACTTTCTTTGACTTCAGCAAGTTTAGAATTAATTGCTGCTTCAAAGATTGTTCTTGCCTTATTTTGAAACTCTTCTGAAAGTTCTTCGCCTTCAAAGAGTGCTTGTACATCTGCTTCGATGTCAATTTGCTCTTCTTCAACTACTTCCTCTTCTTCAGTTGCTTCCTCCTCGGCAACAACTTCTTGAGTTTCTTCGACTTCTGCAGTCTCTTCTTCAGAAACTACTTCGTCTTCTGAGACTTCAGTTTCAGCGACAACTTCGCCTTCAACTTCTTCCTCTTCTTTCATGCCCGCTGGCATTGGATCTGCAGGTTTTGCACCTTTAGAGACAATATCCTTAACCTGTTTCAAGGTTGTTCCGGGTGTTTTCAATTTGTTTGAATCATCATCAGGTTTTGAATTCTCAGGGGTTGGGCCTCCTAAGTCTTCAACTGTTCCCTGACCGGGAGTTGATAAGGACAATTTTGGCATTGGATCTGCCGGTTTTGCCCCTTTGGTTACTACATTTTCCATTTCGTGTTAATTTTGACCAACGGACATTTGAATATTAGATTTTAAATAATCTGTATTTATTTATAATGTTACAGATTTGCTAAGAAATCTTGGAATAATCCAAGTTTATGCTCTTCTAATTTATTTTGATCAACTAAAGTGTTAATCTTCTTTTTAGTTTGGGAAGCAATTTGCTCACGAAGGATTCCTCCTTCCCAAACCCATTCCTTTCCTTCCATAATTCCTGATACAAAAGCATCAGGTGCTGATGGATCAGCAACGATATCAGCAGCAGTTGCTAACATAAAATCTTCACCAACTACTTTACATCCTGATGAGATATCTTCTTTTAAAGATCCTACACCACGAGAAGAAACACCAAGTGTTACTCCTTCCGAGATAAGATTAGATGCGATCTTACCCATTGGTGTCGAAAGTATTTGTGCTTTACCAATAAAGTTTTTTCCTTCTTGACGAAGTGATGTAATTTTATGAGACACTCGATCTAAATTTACAGTCGGGCCATCTGGATGTCCAAGTTCTCCAAGTGCTCTTCCCTTCTTAATAAAACTTTCATTGTATCTTCCAACTTCTCTTGCGAGAGTGTTTACAGGATACATTCTACCATTACGATTTTTGATGTCTCCTTGTAAGAAAACACCTTCGATATACATCTTTTTATTTGCACCTTTGCCCTCTGTTATAAATTTAACTTTTTGGACTTCTTCTGTGATTAATTTCATGGTTCTTAATTTGTATATCCTACTTTTGATCCTTTGACTGCAGCGTTAGCAGCAAAAATAAAATGACTAGATTGTTTTTCAACTAATACACTTTCTGTTCTCATTAAAGTGAAAGATCCAACAGTTGTTCCACCCTGAGTTTCTACAACAGTTACTAGATGGTCAGCACCTGTTGCTGTATTAACTAAACGAACAACAGTGGCATTATCAAAAGTTGATGCACTACCTGACCCAGTTGGTAAAGCAGCTTCGGCACCTTTGATTAATAGTCTAGACATTATTCTTCCTCTTGTGGTTCAGTGTCTACCTCAGTTTCATCTTCAATTTCATCAAACATTGCATTACCAATCTCAGGTCGAAGATCTTCAACTCTCTTGGCTGCTTTTTGATACATTAGATCTTTAAGTTCATCTGAAATCTTTGCAGGTTCAGAATCCATCGCAATCATGTCAATAATGTTTTCCATATTTAGATTAGGTATATATTTTATTTATATCTCGGCCGATTTGGTATCATTCGATAACTGTGCGTCAGTTACTGCACCTTGAGATTCTAAATCATCTTCTGTAGGAACATCACCTAAATCTCCACCCACAGGTTCTCCAGTAATTGGATCAACTTGTGATGGATCTGGCAAAATTCCATCTTTAATTTCTTGTTGAATTTGCTCATCAATTTCTGCAATTTCTGTATCAGATTGACGAAGAACTTTCTTACGAAGATATTCAGTAGAATAATACTTACCAAGATATGGTTCAACAGTGGCTGCAAGACCTAATCTTTCATTCATCATTTCTGATTCTTTTAGTTCTGCAAACTGATTATCATATAAGAAATCATATTGAATATGATCACTCATTTTTTCCCAATCTTCTGGAGTAATAATATTTTTAAGAATTAGTTGAGTTCTCAACATGTCATTAAACATGTTACCAAATCTCTTTCTCAATCTGCCAACAAACTTACTAAATTTAAGTTCATCTCTTAAAATTTCAGATGATCTTCCTAAGTTGAATCCACCTTCTGATGCGATTCTTGATTCTGGAACTCCAAGTGCACGATATAGTTTCTTCTGGAAATATTCAATATCAGATAGTTCACCAAGATTCTGTCCACCGGGAAGTGTTGTAATTTCAGTTCCACGACCACCTTCTCTTCTTGGCAACCAGAAATCTTCCATCATTGACATGAACTTACGATCATCTCTGACTTCACCAGTTTGAGCATTGTAAGTCAACTTATTACGATAGCGACTCATCACTTCTTTCAAGTATTGCTCTGCCTTGACTTTTGGAAGATTACCAACATCAATATAGAATATTCTTCTTTCTGGTGCTCTTGATAATCTGTAGATAACAAGACTATCTTCAATCATTCTCAATTGATTTAAGGCCTTGATTGCCTTATGCATATATGATAGACAAGTACCTTTGTTTCTATCAAATAAACCTGATGTTACATAAGTGATTGAATCT